CCTCCGGGATGGAGAAGCCCTCCGGCAGCTCATCCAGCTGCTGGAACGCATACTTGACGTCCATTGCCTTGGAGACGCGCTCGCCGATGGCCGCTTTGAACGCATCCTCAATTTCGTGCTTGATAACGAAAATGACCGTCTCAAAGCCTGCGCGGCGGGCATCGTAAAGGGAATAATCGACAATGACCTGTCCGTTGGGGCCGACCGGGTCGATCTGCTTCATGCCGCCGTAACGGCTGCCCATGCCAGCTGCCATGACCACCAATACCGGTTTATTCATATTGGAAACCTCCTGTTGCCAAAAAGCGTTGATTCTTCCATTTGGTCCTTCCATTATACCCGAAACGCCCCTCTGCAACAAGGGATTTGCCTCTGGAATCTGTCAAGGCCGACGGCATCCCGCCGCCGCTGGTGCAAGCCCAGCCGCCCCAAGCCAGGGCGGGCGCTCATGGGGTTTTACTCCTATACCCCCTCTATACTCCCCCACGTTGCCAAAATCGCCAAAATTTCAAGCGGATTTTGGTGCAAAATTTCTTCCCCTGTCCCCCGTAGGGGGGACAAGGGGAACGGCAAACGGGGCCTTGACGGGGCAGAAAGGACCGGCTAAAATCCGGCTCAACAAGCCCCCCGGAAACATCCGGGAGATCATCCGAACACAAACCCACAGCCCGAAAGGAGAAGCAGCCATGAAGAAAAAGATCATCACCACAGCCGCCGCGCTGGCACTGTCCGCCGCAATGCTGGCAGGTTCCACCCCGAAAGCCAGCGCCGCCAACGTCAACCGCACCCCCGGCGCGTTTGGTTTGTACATTGCCGGGGCAGAGGTCGAGCGAATTTTTACCGCCGACGATGATTTGATTTACTGGATCACCGACGACGACGGGGAACGCTGGATTGTCTGCGCCGATGCACTTGCAGAGATCAGCCGCCGCGATGACCTGCCCGCCGTGGGTCAGCGCTGCGTCCTCATCATGGACAGCAACGGAACGCCGGACGACTTCGACGATGACTATTTTGCCGACGTTCTTTGGAGCTGCTGCCCAGATGAAGAGGACTGACGGAAAGGAGCGCACCGCATGGAGTACAAAATCACGCCATCCAGTCACGGCGGTTTCACGGTTTCCGCCGGGCATGTTCACAAGGGCAGAACGCCAAATCCGACCGGCTGCCCCGGCACAACAATGCCCGCTTTCATCGTCTACGAAAGCTGCCACTGTGACAGCCGCCGCGAAGCGGCCGCAACGGTTGAGCGGATGAAGAAGAAATATCATTGACCCGGACACCTCAGCAGGGCCGCACCGGACAAAGCGACCCAGCCCCACACCCGGCACACCGCCGGGACAATTTGAGAACTGAATACAGGAGGTTTTACCATGACCAACGAGCGAATTATCTTCAACGAGGTTTGCACCCACTACAATGCCGCCCAGCGTCACGATCTGGTGAGCCGGTTCTATACCGCCGAACAGGTGGAGCACTACGCCGCCGGGTTGAAATTCGAGCCGGACGACAACGTCAACACCCCCGACCCCGTGGAAGCCGCAGAGGCTTTCTTGTGTTCAACTCTGTTCCACACTTGGGCAGAGTGGCACAAGGACGGCTTGACCGTCAAGCGCGGCGAAAAGGCCGCGATCACCTGCGAGCTGTGGAAGTTCAACGACAAGAAGAAGCAGCCCGCGCCGGACGCTGACGAGCTGACCAAAGCCGCCGCCGAACAGGATAAAGGCTTTTACTATCTGGCAAAAGCGCACCTGTTCCACCGTGGACAGGTCGAGAAGCAGCAGCCCAAGCCCGCCGGACGTTTTAAGAGTCTCGACGAAATCCGGGCCTATAACAAAATGCTGGCCGACCAGAGAAAAGCCGCCAAGGCTGCCGCCGCCCAGCAGGACAAGCCCCAGAGCGAACCGAAACCCGCCAACCAGCCCGCCCAGACTCCCAAACAGGAAACAGCGCCCAGCGTGGCCACGCTCAAGCAGGCCGAACGCAAAGCAAAACGGGAATTTATGGCCGTGTCTGACACAGACCGCCCCGCCCAGGCGAAAGCGCTTGCAAAGTGGCGCGAAACCCGGCAGGCCGTCGCAGATGCAGAGAAAGCCCCGAAGAGCACCGCGCCAGCCCGCGATTCGAAACCCGAAGCAAAGCCCCAGCCCAAAGCAACCCCCGCACCCAGCGCGGACAGCGCCCCGGCATACTGTGAGCAGATTTCTTTCTGCTGAATGGGATACCCTAGCAGGGCCGCACCCAGAAAAGCGGCCCCGCCCCACACCCGGCACACCGCCGGGACAATTTGAAAACTGAATAACAGGAGGATCACATCATGAAACTTTCCAACGATTTCACCATCTTCGGCCTGAATACCAAGGCGATCCAATCCCATCTCAAGGAGCAGGCCAAGGATCAGCGCGGCATCCGCGTCACCCGCCGGGGCGATCTGGTTTACATCATGACCCCGTACACCGCGTTCAAACTCCCCGCCATGCTCTACCCCGACATCATCCAACCCGTGACGCTCCGCGAGTGCCCCGCCGACGGCGTGACCATTGTTTCCGCCCAGTATGGTTTTGAGGTCGAAGAAAAAGCGCCTGATCTGGTGGACATCTTCAAAAGCGCTGCCTGCAAGGAAAAGGCCGTGCAGCGCACCCCGTTTTTGCAGGACATCCCCACCGGCAAGAAGAAAAGCGGCCTTGCAAGGCTCTTCCACGTCGGCCCCGTGCCCATCTTGGTGAACGTCATCTATGACAGCATGGTGAACCCGGCACAGTTCACCTACTACGGCAAAGCGTCCGGCTATGCGCCGGTGTACGCCGTCTGTGCCAGCGATCCGACCATTGCAATGGTCATGCTTCCCATCAAGCCCACCGCAGAGGTGGAAGCACTCTGCAAGAAAATGTTTTCCGAATGACCCGCAAGGCCGACGGCATCCGCCGCCGCTGGTGCAAGCCCAGCCGCCCCAAGCCGGGGCGGGTGCTCATGGGTTATAGCCCGCGAAAGGAGTCTTTACAACATGACCGAACAAGAGAAAATGGAGCCTGTCGTGGTGGATACGTCCGCCTGCATCCTCTACGATTTCACCGCGTCAAGCTGGCGCGGTCCCCGCACCCCGGAAGAGGTCTTGAAAGCCGCCCAGAACAGCGCCGCCGATGATGTCCGCCGGTACGAGAACATTCTAAACTCCGGTCGGTACGATGACCGGAAAGAGTATTGGACCGAATGCCTTGAATCAGCAAAAGCCTGCACTTTCTCCATCATGACTTACGGCGACTTTCTCAAATTGGAGCGGGAGCACATGCTTTCCGGTCCTATGCAGGAGATCACCGAGCAGCAGTTCGATGACGCTTTGAACATCCTGCCGCCGCTTGGATGGCACACCCGGCACAACGTCGAAGAATTTTGCAGCCGTGAATTTGAAACCGGCTCCTACACCATGCAGTATGCGTATAGTCTCGTTCAAGGCAAACATTACGCCAAGCTGGTTGACTACTCCGACCCATCTACATGGATCAGCTCTATTCTTGAGCAGCAGTAACCGCCCCGGACACCTCAGCAGGGCCGCACCGGACAAAGCGACCCAGCCCCAGCCCGCAAGGGCAACACGAAAACGCGAACCCCTACCGGGGAAAGCGGAACGCATTTTTGAAAACTGAATATTGGAGGCTTTTATCATGGCTATTATCAGGATGAAAGTGAATGGGCGGCAGCACAGGTAATGAGAGATATTTATGATGAATTTGCACAGGAGCATGCAGATGGAGATGTTACTTTTAAACCAATTGCTGTTGAGAACAGAGATGATATTGTAAGTGCACAGGTAGCTGGTGGGTCCTTCCCGGATTTAGTAGATGTTGGTGGTGGTGGAGTACCGCAGGCAGCAATCTCACAGGATCTTGTTTATGACTTAAAACCGTATATTGATGAAAATAATTTACAGGAGGCAGTAGGACTTAATTATACACAGCATGATCAGGATGGACATATTTATGCAGTACATGATCAGATTGAAAGCCGTGGTCTTTGGTATAATTCAAGTATTTTTGAAAAAGCAGGTATTTCTACAGATGCATTTACAGATTGGAATACATTTGGAGATGCAATGACGAAAATTGCAGATCTGGGAGATGGATCTTATGGATATATAGCTGGACAGGGATCTAGTTATATTGTTAATGCAATTATGGCATCTACAGATGCAGGAAAGAAAATGGTTGAATCTGAATTAACAGAAGATACAGTAAATTCAGATGAATTTGCAAATGCATTCAAAACGGCAGCAAAATTAGATCAGGCAAATGGATCTGAACATACAACAGATGATAATGGTAATGTTCTGGAAAGTAAAATCGATATTGGTGTACATAAAGATCTGGACATAGAACAGGAAGAATGTTGCTTTGACATT